AGATAGTCACTGACGCTAAAGAACTACAGTCATCAATGAATTCAATTCCCAAAGATACTAAAGTTGATGTAACAAGTAATGCACAAAAAGCTATTGATGATGCCAAGAAGGTAAAGGATGGCTTAGGGGATATTCCGAAGACAACTGATGCTGATGTCAAAGTCAATACGACTGATGCAGTAGCTAAAGCCAAAGAACAAGTTTCACTGCTGGGAAAGATCCCAAAAGACGTTAAGACTGAAATTTTGGCACAGGCCAATGATGCTGGCATCAAGAACTTTGACGCTATTTTGGATAAAGTTCCGCGAAAGGTCAAGACAGATCTGACAGCTAACGTTAATGATGGCAAGATAATTGATTTTGAGAAAGTTTTGTCAAAGATTCCTGAGACTAAGCGGACGGTATTGGAAGTTGAAGACAAGGTATCAGCACCAATTAAGTCTTTGACTACTAAAACTGAAGAAACGACTCAAAAAACTAGTAGTCTGAGAAGTGTATTAGTTGGTACATTTGCTGGAAACATTGTTTCGAATGGGATTGCTTCTTTGGGGAGCAAGCTAATCGAGTCAGCTAAAGATGGATTAGAACTAGCCGAATCTGGTGAGCAAACCGTTCGGGCTTGGTCAGCTATGGATGTGCCTCAGAATAAGATTAAAGATCTATCTGGCAACATGGTGACTTTGCGGAATGAAACTGGTTTTGCGGCGGGCGATATCAAGAATATCCAGAAGCAATTTTATGGATTTACAGATAATGTGAAAGACACTGAAGCGTTGACTACTGGGGTAACTGCCTTAGCGGTAGCTTCTGGTAAAGGTGTGGAGACTGCGGATGGCTTGACAGGTTCATTTAAAAAGATTGAATCACAAGGCAAGTTAACCAGTATGGCATTTACTCGGATGACTGCCGAGGCCCCGGCTTTGCCTAAGCAACTTGCAGCTGCCTTAGACATGAGTCAAAGCCAATTGAAAAAAGCGGTTGCTGATGGCAAAGTATCTTCAAGCGAATTTGAAACGGCCATCTCCAAAATTGGAAATAATTCCAAACAAGTTTTTGCAGATTTTGGTAAAACTGGTGAAGGGGTCATGGCTCAGATTAAGGGTAGCTGGACGGGGATTAAATCAACCCTGATGCAACCACTGGTGGATACTAAGACATCTGGTTTAGAGTCCGTTAGAAACTTGTTACAATCTAAGGACATGACTGCGTTAGCCCATTCTGTTGGTGAAGGATTAGCATTTATGGCTGGCAAAGCATCTGGCTTAATTGGGTATATCGCCGCGCACCAAAAAGATATTAATGCCATTATTGAGAGTTTGACTTCAATCATGGTCATCCTAACCAAGTCTATCTGGTCTACTATCAGTGGCATGTTCAAAGGTATTGCAGATGCCTTTGGCTTAGTCAGCGATAATGCTAAAAAAACTAATGATCCACTGAAGCAGGTCGAATCTGCTTTAGATAGCATTTTGAAACACAAGAGTGCAATTCAAGGCTTTGGCAAAATTCTGGTTGCTGCATTTGCTGTGAAAAAGCTAACGGAATTTGTTAAAGGGTTCAAAGAAGTTACAAGCACTCTAGGTGCAACTTCTGCTTTTACAGGAATAAAGTCGGCTGTTGGTGGATTTACAACATCTGTGAAGTCAGGAGCTAAGGTTTTACCTGCGTTTGGAACAGCATTAAAGGCAGTTCCATTTACTATTTGGATTACAGCTATTGCGGCAATCGTGTTAGCTTTAGTTGAGTTGTATAAGCATAATAAAAAGTTCCGTGAGTTCGTAAATGGGCTTGTTGATACAATCAAAGATTGGTATAAGGATGCTACTAAGTGGCTTGGTAATGCTGTAACGTGGATCAAAAAGACATTCGGACCTTTCTTCAAAGCGGCGGTTAAATCCATTCAGTCAGTCTGGAAAGAGATTGAACCAGTGGTTTCGGCTGGGATTAAGATGGTCCAGCAAGTTCTCAAGCTTGGTATGGCTGTGGTAAGCGCACTCTGGAAGGTTGCCTGGGGTTATCTATCACTTGAAGTAAAAGAAACTTGGGCGATTATTAAGCCAATTATTGATATAGGCATGGCTGTGATTAAAGGCCTTATATCAGCCGGAATGGATATTATCAAAGCAATCTGGAAAGCTGCTTGGAATGTTATTAGTACGGTAGTCAAATCTGTTTGGAATGTGATTAAGCCACTAATTATCGGGGCAATGAATGTCATTTCTGACGTAATTCAAACTGTTCTTGATATTATTCATGGCAACTGGAGCAAAGTCTGGAGAGATATCAAAAATATTTTTTCAGACATTTGGAAAGCCCTATCGCAAGCGATTAAAGCTTACATGAATGGCATGCACGATATAATTTCATCAGTATTAGATGCCATTAGCACTGTTTGGCACGGTATGTGGCAGGGATTAGGAGACTTTTTCAGTAATATCTGGAAAGGTATCAAGCAGGCCGCACAAGACGGCATAAACGGCGTTTTGAGCGTTATTAATGCTGGCGTTGATGCAATCGATTCAGTTTGGAAATTCTTCACTGGTCATAAGACCAGTATTCACCATTTAGAGCCAGTTAAGTTTGCTCAAGGTGGTGTCGTGCATACTCGTCTATCTATGGTTAACGATGGTGCCGGTCAGAACTGGAAGGAACTGTTACAACTACCTTCTGGTGAACTCAAGATGACGCATCAACGTAATGCAGTGCTACCTTTGCCAGTTGGTACACGAGTATACAATGGCGATGAAACAGCTTCTATTATGGCTTCTGCTGGTGTTGATCATTATGCACACGGCGGTATTGTTGGCAATGCGATTAATTGGACTAAGGGTAAGCTATCTGACATTGGCTCATGGATTGGTGACAAGGCCGAGGCTGTTGAGAAGTTCCTCAAAGATCCGCTCGGTAATATCTCCAAGCTACTTCATAAAGCTACTGATGGCTTATTTAAAGGGGCAGCTAGTTTTGGCGACTTAGCTAGCGGCACCATTAGCAAGCTATCAAGCATAGCAGTGGATAAGTTCAAGGAAATGTTAAATAGCACCAAAAAAACACTGGAAGTATCTGACGGTAAAGCCGGTCATTACAACCCGGGTTTAATTGAAAAAGCTGCTAAGATGATGCACATTGATAGTCTTCCGGCAGGTTTCAGTGAGCTTTTGCAAGCAACTATCATGAGTGAATCTGGTGGTAAGTCTGTGATTCAAACTATTCACGATGGCAATAGCGGCGGTAATGAAGCTGGTGGGATTCTACAATTCACACCAGGGACATTTGGTGCCTTTGCAATGCCAGGCTATACCAATAGGATGAATCCGCTCGATGAGCTACTAGCTTTCTTCAATAACTCCGATTGGCGAAACAGTATTGGGCACACAGTTATTTGGGGTGTTCCAAAGGTTGATTGGCTGCATAGTGGCCCACAAGGTAGTCGTCGGTTAAGCTCATTTGCTACTGGTGGTCATCCTTTAACACCACAACTTGCGACGATTGCAGAAGATGGGGACGAGTTTGTTGTTAATCCGCGTAGAAGTAATGCAATGCAATTGTTGAATGATGCTTATGAACGCACAATACAAGAACAACCGCAATTACGTAATGCAACTGAACCTAATAGTGTGGGCGTTTTGCCACAAATGCACAGCACACAGAGCAACGAGCCTGAGCAACTTAATAATTCATTGTTGGAACGGGTTATTGAACGGCTGGAAGAAATCCGCGATAAAGATAACGATACGTACTTAGACGGTGAAAAGATTTCAGCAAGTAATGAGCGAGTTGGAGCCAGTAAATTTCGCTTAGCAGGTGTTCAAGGACAAATATAAAAAGCGTCCCAATTTTGGGACACCTTTTTTAGTTTGGTTTAATCATGTCTGCGTAGGCAAAAATGACATTTTGTGAATTAACCGTATCAAATTGACCAGTTAAACGATAGTTACAAAATCCTGCAGCTTCATTGGCTACACAGATGTTTTCTAAATTTTTTAGCAGTTTTGCTTGAACATGGGGTTCATTTTGACCAGATGCAAAGGTTTGTATAATTCCAGTTGAATGGTAGCCTTCTGGAACTGGGCCAACTGTTTCAACCAATTTATGCTTGTCGTCGCTATTGCTTTTACCAAATAGTGGCATTGTCATTACCTCACTTTATTTAATGCTTTCAGTATAATCCAACAAAATCAGAATAGAAAGGAGGAGCGTATCATGCAAATATTTTCCACACGAACTGATAGGCCCCATGCTTATCGCTTTGGCGAGACTGATAATAAATTGCCGTTCAATCCAATTGAATATGCTATCAGCGTGGACGGAACTAATTGGGCGTCTTGTTTTGATGTGCCGAATTTGCAGGGCGTTTATATGTATGACGCAACTTTACCGGATGTCAATCCTACTGATACCTACCAAGCGTTAGGACAACAAGATGGGCAAACGCTAATGAGTTCACGATATGATCAACGTGACATTACTTGCCAGTTTTATTCATTTGGCATCGATGAAGCTGATCAGTCACTAGGTTATCAGGCACTGGAACGCTTCTTGTATGCACGCGATGAATTCTGGATTACATTTAGTAATCATCCTGGAATTAAATTTCGTGTAAAGACTAAGACTTTTAAGCCGACATACCCTAATGAAAAAGATTTCTACGCTACTGTCACATTTAATAATTCAGCAGGGCTGGGTCAATCTCTGGGCACTACTCAAGATGTTGAGAACTTTGATTCTGAATTATGGGCACTTGGTCAAAATTTAAGATTGGATCAAGACCCACAATATAGTTTTCAAAACATGGATAGATTCACGGTTGTAAATATCGGCGATATCATGATTGAACCGGATACAAAGCAGCACCCGTTGATCATTACGATCCATTGCAACGGAAAACCAACATTAACTAATACGACTACTGGCCAAACATTCAGCTGTAATCGTGTTTTAACGACAAATGACGAGTTGAAATTAAGTGGTGTTAATCCGTTTATAAACGGGCAACAATGTGGATCGGACACAAACCATGGGGTTATCTCGTTACAACTAGGTGATAATCAATTTACTTTAACTGGCTGTACAGATTCCAATATTAGCTTTGATACGCCGTTCTACTATGTTTAAGTATCCAATGTTATTAGTAAGAGATCGGTCAGGCAACCATGAAGAACGGCTTAACATTAATGATGCGCAAGATACGTTTCAGGATGCATGGGTTTTAAACCAATCAATGGAAATATCATTTACTGCACGTTTACTACCACAATACGAACAGGCATTCAATTTGTTGCAAGTTCAAAATTATGTCATCTATGGTGGTCAACGGTATGTCATACAACAGGCTGTTCCAGCGATTGATAATGGAATACTGACTAATCAAGTTAAAGCAGTTCATGTTATGTATGAGGCGCTTAAAAATATTCGTAAAGAAGATATTAATGCAGGTATGCTTACTTATACTTTTCAAAGTGCTTGTAATGCTTTTGTAGCAGATAATGATCAAGGAGTGCAAATTGACTTTACGGGGGATTTTCAAAAAGTTCAAATTGAAAACTTAGGTAATAGTTCCTTCCTTGATTTTTTAACGAGTTATTTGGATAAGTTTGGGGCAGCAATGATACCAGATAACTTGATGATTCACTTTTGCTCACGAGATACATTCCGCCATGATACGGGTAATATGTTTGTTTATGGCGGTAATACGGATGCCGTGCATCTATCATTCGATTCTACTAGTTTGATTAACCAATGTTGGTGTTATGGAAAACCAGTTGATACAGATAACAGTGATAGCAGCAATGACGCCACAAAAGGAAAGTATTTGGTTAAGTTTATCTGGAACAATCAGAGTAGTATTCAAAAATACGGTTTGCAACGTGGGGCTGCCGTATCAGATGAGCGTTTTACTGATCAAGCCTCAATGCAATCATATATGGACAGTAATATGCAGACAGAGCCAACCATTCAACTAACAATGCAATATTTATCGCGCACAAATATTGCTAGAGGTGATGGTTGGTTTTTGCGTGTCCCCGGTATGGGGTTAGAGCGTGAAGTAACGATTACTGGAATTACAAAAAATCCGTATAACCCCGCAACATTACCGACGATTACATTAGATAATACAGCTGCGGCGCTTAAAAGCATTTCGCTGACTCTGAACAATCGGGTTAATAAGCATGACAAGTCTTTAACTGATTTAAAAGCAGTGGCCAATGGATTAAGGAATGCTGAAAATCATTTTGTTGGTTTAAGAACCATTGATGGAGGTGTATCAAGTGTCAGTTATCAACCAGACGCATAAACGCTATCTAAAAGATGACGATGGCAATGTATATTGGCCAATGACTTCGGTAGATTCAGTTATCGGATTGACTAAACTTTTGCCAGTGGTCGCAACGGACAAGCAAGATGGATTAATGTCTGCAGCAGATAAGCAAAAAATCGACAATTTAAAAGAGTATGGAGCTGCTACAAGCATTACGGTGCTGGACAAGGTAGGCGAAGTTGATGACTGATATTAGACCAATCGCGGGGAACGACAAAGCACCGTTCTATCCTGTGACCCATAGTCAAGCCGTCAAAGATTTTGACGTAGGCGTCACTAAAGCAGTTGCAGCCAGCCCAGCCGAATTTTTTAACTTGTTAAAATCTGGCGCCGAGGCTTGGCATGATGGACTGATCCCAAAACAAATCAAAATGCAGTCTCCTAATGGGACTGTTTTTTTAGTTTCGATTAGCGACGATGGAAAACTTGCAGTAACGAAGGATGGCGAGTAAATGAATATCAATGCTGTATTAGTTGCCCTACAGAATCAAGTAAACCAGTATTTGTTGACTATTGATCAGTGCTTTGGCCTGCCAACAGTGACGGTCAGTATTGGTCAGGTAACCTCAGAGTATTTGGATGATGCTTGGCGCTTACAATTGATTACTGCGTTACGCGATACTATTTCTGCTGTTGACACATTAATTAGTCAACTTGAAGATTTGAGAATAACTAGTTTTGCAAGCGGTGAGCGGCTTGACCGGTTGGCAGTGACAGTGGTGTTGAACAGTTTGAAGCTAAGCGATATTC